AGGATCTTTAGTCAGATCGCTGAGAGCGTTCAAGGCTTCTAACTCGGATCTTAGTTCGCATAGCCACTACTTACAACCGAACGAATAAGGAGCTCCGGATCTCGACAGGTTCGGAGCTCCCGTCTTATTTATCTCCTTCTCTTCCGCTCTTCCCGGCCGTCGATCGGGATCCCCGAGCGGCCGAATCAGGCGAAGGACCCGGCTCCGCCGGCCGGAATAGGGGAGCCTGTAAATCGAGGGTACTCACTTACCATAAATACGCTCAAAGTCGCTTAGATCGACGCTGTGGCAGTCTCGTCCGACGTCCCACTGCAGTGGATTACCGCTTCCCGGTATGACGGTATAACGGGGAGTGTAAAAATGGGATCCCGATTGACCAGTCTCAAAAATGAGACTAGGATAAGGAGGAGCTCCTCCTCCAGTGGAGCTCGGGAGACGCCGAGACGGGAACGCCGCCGGCGTCTTCTACTTTGAAAGGGAGCCGAGATATGATAGGATCGAGAACGGAGGAGGAGCGATGGCAAAGAAAGCCGAACGACTTCGGATCGATTACTTACCTCTTACGGATCTCCTCACTCGCAAGTCTCCGGATAACGCTAAACTTCACGATCTAATTCAGATGGCCTACTCCTTCGGGAAGTTCGGCTTCGTCGCTCCGGCTGGGATCGATGAGACGACCGGGCTTCTCCTCTGGGGGCACGGCAGGCTCGACGAGCTCTACGAGCTCAAGGAGAGCGGAGCGAAGCCTCCCGGACGGATCGAGATTGAGGGAGACGAGTGGCTCGTCCCGACGGTCCGGGGGATCCGGCTCGGGAAGAAGCTCGGACCGCTTTACAGGATGGCCGATAATGCGATCGGCGAAGGTCTCTGGGATAAGGACAAGCTCGCTCAGACGATTATCGCCGCCGTCGGAGATCAACTCGAGGAGCTTCAAGGGACCGGGATCGAACCGGATTACGCTTCCGCATTAATCGAGGCCTATCAAAAGAATGGGAAGGAAGACAAGCCGCCGCCGAATACCGAAGACGTTAAGCGTCTCCGTCGAAAGTGGAAGACGAAGCTCGGCGACTTTTACGATATCGGATCTCATCGGCTTATCGTCGGAGACGCTACGGACGGAGAGATAGTTACGAGGCTCTTCGCTGGCGAGAAGGCTTCCGCTGTTCTTACGGATCCGCCTTACGGAATGATGAAGGACGGGATCCTGAATGACGATCCCCGAGGGCTCTCCTTGCTATACGGAGAGGCGATCGCTAACCTTCCGATGGATAAGGGGGTCGTCGTCGCCTTCCAGTCGCCGAGGCTCAATCTCCTTACGATCTGGCTCGATCGAATGACAGAGAACAAGTACAAGCTTGAGCGACTTCTCTGGGTCTACTTTACGAATACGACGAACTCGTTCCCTTGGCGAGGATGGATCCTTACGGGACAGGCGATCGTTATCTCATCGAAGGGACGTCCTCGATGGCCAAGGAAGAAGCTCGACTATCAGCACGATACCTATACTCGGATCGGGAAGGAGGACGAGGAGCTCGACGGGAAACATCCAACGGTTAAGCCGGCTTGGATCTTCTCGGATCTCCTCAAGCGACTTCCTTACGGGATCGTCTATGATCCCTTCTTAGGATCCGGGACAACGATGGCCGTCGCCGAGGGGATGGGGAGGGCTTGCTACGGACTCGAGATCGATCCGGGATACGCCGCCGTTACGCTCGAGCGAATGTCGAAGATCGGCGTTAAGATAAGTAAGAAGGAGAAGACAAAATGAGAGTAACGATAGGGGATTACGTCTACGATTCGGACGATGTCCAAATAACCTTAACTCTCTCGAGAGATGAGGTGAAGAGGATCGCAAGTATAAATCTCGACGAAAACACATACACGCTTACCTATGAGCTGGCGGATACCGATGAAGGAGAAGACTAAATGAAAGCGCAACTGATAACCGATGTTAAGGGGATCCGGATCGAGCTCTCGATTAAGGAAGCTACCGAAGCGGTCGAGAAGCCGAAGAAGCTTCAGGATTATATCGCCTCTATGTTACAAGGGGCAGGATGCGACGTCGACGCCGGGACCGAAGACTCTTGGTTCCGGTGTATATGCGGGAAGAAGTGTAAGACACTTCGAGGACTCGGCGTCCATAAGAAGGCTTGTGATATTTGGAAGGAGCATAAGAAGACGAAGAAAAGTATCCGGGTCGGATCCGATGCCGAAGACAAGATCGGGACCGCCGCTCTCGACGCTTACATAGAAGAAGAGGAAGCCTAATACCTATGAACTCGAGGATACCTATTGACTAAGAAGAAGGCGAAGCCGGCTCCGAAGAAGAAGAAGAAGAGGAAGCCGAGACCGAAGAACTTCAAGCCGAGATCTCTCTTCGCTCGGAACTTCCGGGAGAAGAGGAAGAGGCTTCGTCCTCGGTGTCAGGCTTGGAATGGGAACGCCGGCCGACAGTGTATAAACCTCCCGGTTAAAGGCCGGGGCCATCCCGCCGCTAAAGAGAGCTTTAAGACCGTATGCGGATCTCACGGCGGGAGATCTCCTTCAGGTCCCGATCACCCTCGATTTAAACACGGCCGATATTCGAAGGATCTCCCGGCTAATCTCGCCGCCGATTATCAGCGATCGCTCGGGGATCCGGATCTCGTCTCCCTCCGTCAGGAGCTCGCTCTCGTCGACCTCTTCAATACGCAGGACGTAAGGAAGCTCTATAAGCTCGAGGATCCCGCCGCTTGGGGTCTAGCCAGTGAACTCTTCCGGGAGCTCGAGTCCGCCTCGCAGAGAGGAGAACTCGAGGCCGTTACCTTCTACATGGATCGGCTCAGAGGGGTCCTCCGGAAAGGGCTCCGAGCGGAGAACTTAAAAGATCGGATCGTCGCAAGGTTCGATGTTCGGAGGAAGCTATCCGATTCGGAGCGAAGAACTCTTATCGATCTTAAGCTTGTCTTAACTGTAGAGCGTCAGATGGCTCTCCTCGGAGCCGTCGCCGCTCTTATCGCCGAGAACGTAAAGGATCCGGATGAGCGGAAAGCGATCGCAGGTGGGCTCAGAAATATTGTTAGACGACGAGCTCTTACAGACGGCCAATAACTTCCTCGAATACCAGTGGGTCGTCGCCGAGGAAGGCTCCGATGAGCTATCCTCCGAAGACCGGTTCCTCCTCGGTCTCGCCGAGAAGATTGAGCCGATCGAATATACGCCGATCCTCGATCTCGCCGGCTTCTTCCCTAAACAAGAAGAGGCTCGGGAGAAGGCCGACGCCAATCTCTTCACATTATTCGGAGGTACTCGAGGACCGGGGAAGTCTTACTTCCTCCGATGGTACGGGCTCTACCTTCTCGAAAAGGTTTATAAGGAGTTCGGGATCTCCGGGGCTCGGATTATGCTCGCTTGCGAGACCTATCCGACGCTCTATGAACGTCACCTCGTAAAAGTCGAGCGGGAGTTCTTCGGCCTTGGAAATTATCAGAAGGTCCTCCGAGAGTTTCAACTCTCCCCGGAATATGGATCCGGGGTCCTCGCCTTCCGGAACCTCGACGACGTCGAGAAGTACGCTGGATCCGAATATCTCACTATCCTTGTCGACGAGTTAACTCGCAATAGGAAGAAGGTCTTCGACGTTCTCCGGGGATCTATACGATGGCCGGGAGTAACGGATGAGTGGCTTCGCTTCGTCTCCGCCTCGATGCCGACGGGGATCGGTAAGGTCTGGGTCCGTGAGATGTTTCTCGAGAAGAAGCTCCCTGAAGAGATGCTCGGGCTCGAGGATAAGATCGTTTACGTTTTCGGAAGTCCTACAGATAATCCCCATCTTCCCGCCGGCTATTGGGCCATGCTAAAGACGCTCCCGACGCCGCTCCGCAAGGCTTGGCTCGAGGGTGACTGGTACGTCTCATTCGAAGGTCTCGTATATTCAGAGTTCTCCGGCGAGAACTTGCTCGAGCCCGAATGGGAGCCAGCGCTTGACGAGGAAGGGCTCCCGATCTACGAGGTCGAGCTCGGTTACGACGACGGTTATATCGATCCTCGGGCGATCCTCTTTATCCAAAAGACCGGTACTGAGATTTTCGTCTTCGATGAGATCTATATCCGCCGAGAGCTCCCGGAGAGATCGATCCGGAGGATCCTTGATAGGATGATTTCTCACTTCGGATCCGAAGCCGACGACGATGGAGAGCCGGCACTTGACGAGCATGGAGAGGAGATCCCGATCGTAATGCCGGCGATCGCCGTCGGATCCCCGGAAGCGGCGGTATTGAAAAAACGCTTCCGATCTGCTAATATCCCAATAAGAAGGCCGGGAATAAAGAACGTCGTCGAGGGGATCTCTCATGTAAGGGAGCTCATTATCGACGGCCAAGGAGTTCGAACTATCAAGATCCATCCTCGATGTTCGAATCTAATATCCGAATTAACTGAAGGCTACATATATCCCGAGGAGGGAACGAGGAGAGACGACGAGAAGCCACTCGACGGGAACGATCACGCTTGCGAAGCCTTACGCTATTGGGCGACCGCAAGGATTAAGAAGAGGTAATGAGGATCTCGTCTTCGGACTTTAAGCGATATGCCGCTCTCGCCGCCGCTATTCCCTTCGTTGGTCTCGGATGGATCTTAGGACTTATCTTCCGGATCTCCGACATGATCCGGGCCGCCGTCCGGGAAGGCTTCGAAACGGGGAGTAAAATCGAATGACCGATCTCTTAACGAGAATAGCCGATCGAGCAAGGAAGAATTATTCTCCTCTTTACGACCAACATCCCGAGCTTGCGGAACGGATGCCGATTATGCGGGTCTACTCCGATCAGCAGGGAGCCGAAGGAGCCGTTAACTTCCCGGCGAATTCGGTCGAGTACGGCCGATCGACTTGGGTCCACAAGGCGATTAAAGTAATTGCCGATAACGTCTCTCCTCATCCCCTCGAGGTTGTTACGGGATCCGGAGACGAGAGAGAAGTCCTCGATAATCATCCTCTCCGGGAGATTCTCGAGACGCCTAATGATTCTATGTCTTCCTCGGATGTTTGGCGTCAGTGGACGACCGACATGATGCTCGGCGGAGAAGAGGGCTTCGAGATAGTTCGAGGGGATACGACCGACCGAATAATGGAGATATGGCCTCGTCAGCCTCACGTCTTTACAGTCAAGCCGGGGAAGGGGGGGGCTCGATATCGGAGGGTAGCGAAGTATTATATCGACGATGGCCAAGGGGCTCCTTACTCGCTCCGTCCCGAAGAGTTCCTACACATTAAATTTTACAATCCAGTGAACGTCTGGAGGGGGATCGCTCCGATTACTGCGATTCGAATGGGCCTCGTTATCGATCAAATGGCTCAGGCTTGGAGCCGCTACTTCTTCCGGAATTCGGCTCGTCCGGATTATGCAATTCTAACCGATGAGGGAATGACCTCTAAGGAAGCTCAGGAGCTCGAGGTCCGGCTATCGACCGATTACGGCCGGCCGGAAGGATGGCATAAACCGATTGTCCTCGATCAAGCGGTAAAGGATGTCAAGGTACTCTCCTTCGCTCCGAAGGATCTTGAATGGATCGAGCAGAGAAAGCTATCGAGAGATGAGGTCGGAGGGATCTTCGGAGTTCCCGACGAGATAATGGGCTACGGCAAGGATACTTACGAGAACTTTCCGACGGCCTTCCGGGTTATGTGGATCGTTACGATCGATCCTCTTCTACACTTCCGGGACGTCCAGCTCACTACTTGGCTCCGACGCTACGGCTTCCTTGCTTTTAACGAGCGGATCGAGACGAACCGATCTCACATTCCGGAGCTCCCCGAAGACCTCGCCAAGAAGATCACTATGGTCGAGCAGTTATTCCGATCGTCCATCCCTATAAATGCAATTAACGACCGGCTTCACTTAGGTCTTCCGGATCTTGTGAACGGAGACGTCGGATACGTTCCTATCGGAATGATGCCGGCGACTTCGCTCGAAGGGAGGGGGAGCCTCTCCTTCTCGGATCCCGATAACGGAGACAAGGGAGAATTGATCGAATGGTCTTACGGCCGAGGAGCTCCTCCTTACGGATCCGTACAGCACAAGGAGCTTCTGAAGAGAAGAGAAGTTCCCATGTCTCCCTTAAAGGACGAGATGAGAAGGAAGCTCCGGAAGTTCTTCCAGTCGCAACAGACGAGACTCTTGAGAGCTCTAAGAGCCTCGAGGGAACTCGGGAGAGGAAAGTTCCGGGAGGGCAAGGACGAAGATCTCCTTCCTCCTTTAAATGATATCTTCGATCTCGACGATGAGATCGCTCGCTTCGAAGAGCAGTTCGGGCCGATCATAACGGAAGCCGTAAGGCTCTCTGGGATAACGGAGATCGAATTCCTTGGGCTCGATATTGCCTTCGACATAACTCGGCCGGAAGTTCAGGGAGAGATCGCCGGGATCCTCGGGACGGTCGCTAATAAGACCGGGAACCGGATCTGGGATGATCTTATCGATCTCTTCGAGGAAGCCGAGGCCGAGGGTGAAGGAATTATCGCTATACAGGAACGGCTTAACGTCTTCTACGACGGAGTGAAGTCGTTCTATCAGACCGAGCGAATCGCTCGGACGACGATGGTCGGAGCTACGAACGCCGGAGCGACCGAGGCATGGGATCAATCGGGAGTAGTAAAAGGGCGAGAATGGGTCTCGGCTCTTATCCCCGGTCGAACTCGGATCGAGCATGAACTCGCTCACGGCCAGCCTCGAGGTCTCCGGGAAGCCTTCGAGGTCGGTTCCGATCTGCTAATGTATCCCGGAGATCCGAACGGATCCGTCGGGAATATAGTCAACTGCTTATGTACCACGGCTCCGGTTCTAATGACGGAAGAGGAGGAATAAGATGAACGATCGATATAGAAAACTCCGAGCGGATCAACTCTCTCGGCTCGAGGCCGGGGAACGAGTTCGCTTCGATAAGGTTATTACGACGCTCGATCGTAAATCGGTCGACGTCGAGGACGGGATTAACGAGGTGACAATTACGAACGAAGCGACCGATCGGGATGGCGATATCGTTCGGGCCGGTGGTGCGAATGTCGATAACTATTTGAATAATCCGATCGTTCTCTTCGGACATAACTATCGAGATCCCGAGGCCGTCGTCGCTAAGACGCTCGAGCTTAAAACTAAGAAGAAGGCGATCAGGGCTCGGTTCCAGTTCGCTCCTTGGGAGACGTCCATCGGAGCCGATACTACTCGTCGACTTTGGGATGGTGGTTTCCTCAACGCCGCTTCGATCGGGTTCATTCCGACCGAGTGGGAGGAGATTATTCCGGAAGGAGCCGATCCGAACGACTCGCCTTTTTGGGGTTGGCCTCTCGACTTCCTAGAATGGGAGCTTCTCGAATGGTCGATCGTTCCCGTTCCTGCTAATCAGGAAGCTCTCCGATCAGCGGCGATCGTTATGGGGAAGGAGTTCCCATCTCTTCGATCGAACTTCGAGGCCTTCGTTAATCTCTTAGATATAAAACCTATCACGAGGGAGCTCGAGGAAGACGGGGTAGGATGGAAGCCCGGAGATCCTCTTCCGGGGATAAGGGGCGAGCACGTAAGAGAACGAATGAAAGAACTTATGGAGGAGGACGGGGTCGAATGGAAGAACAGAGAAGCTCCTCCGCCGGGAGTAATGCGAAGAGAAGTCGGAGCACTAATTCAACCGAAGATAATTCACTCAGAAGATCCCGGTCTCGATCCTGAGACCGTTATCGAGACGATAGCCGGAGCGGATCTAAACACTGATGATCTCACCGAAGAAGAAGAAGCCGCTCTCGCCGAATTCGCCGAACGTTTGAACGAAACAATTAAAAGAATACGGGAGGTATTTTAATGCCAACAACTAAGGACATACTCGAAGAGTCGAATCAGAATCTCGCCGAGTTAAACGAGACTGTTCGATCTCACGCAGATGATCCCGTTACGGTCGACATCGATGCACTGACGCCGATCGTAATGGCGATCCTCGATATCCGGGATAGTGCTCTCGCCGATGAGCAAAGAGCGGCCGACGCTCCGGTAAGAAGGGGAGATCCCATCGGACCGGAGACGGATCCCGAGGCGATCCTCGCCGCCGTGATGCAAGGCGATTATGCTCTCGCCAAGTGGCTCAAGGCTCGGCCGACTTTCGAAGGTCGAGCACAGCATGGAAAGTTCGCTGGTCAGAAGATCTCCGATCTTCAGTTCACCAAGAACTTCCTACAGGCGGCCGCTCACCTCGATCCGCAAGGAGTACGGGCGGGACCGAGTGATGGTCTCACTAAGCTCCTCGACTCTACCGGGACCGGGACCGGAGACGAGTTCGTTCCGACCGGGATGGCGGCCGAACTCTGGGCCGATTCATTCCTCGCAAGTAAAGTCGTCGGAGCTCTCGGCGTTGTTCCGATGCCGACGGATCCGTTCGATATGCCTCTCTCTTGGGGCGGGATCACTTGGAGGAAGGGTGGGGTCGGAGAGGCGACCGCCTCTCAAGATCCGACGACCGCTAAGTCGACCTTTACGGCGACTGAGCAGATCGCCGAGGTTAACTGGGCTTACGATCTCGATGAGGATGGAATCATCGCAGTTCTCCCGACGCTCCGATCCGAGCTCACTCGCTCGGGATCCGAGCAGATGGATGCCTTCGCTTTGAACGCCGACGCTACGGCGACGTCGACCGGGAACATCAACCTCGACGACGACACTCCTCCGACCGATGCTTACTATCTATCCAATGGTCAGGACGGGATCCGTCACTTTTACCTCGTCGATGTAGCGGCTCAATCGGCCAATATCTCGACGACCTTAACCGATGCTTTGTGGAGAACAGGTCTCGGAAAACTCGGGAAGTACGGAGTAAGTCCGGCCGAGATCTTGGCGATCACGAACGTTAAAACTTACCTGATTTCAATGCTCTCCTTAACGAACGTGAGGACCGTCGACAAGTACGGGCCGCAAGCCGTTATTATGACCGGGGAATTGGCAAAGATGGACGGGGTCCCGATCATCGTCTCGGAGTCGATCTTGCTCGCCGAGGATGACGGGAAGCTTTGTAAGACCTCCGGAAGTAACGACGAGGGCCAGATCGCTCTCGTTAATCGAAACGCTTGGAAGGTCGGATTTCGCCGACAGCTTCTAATTGAGATCGATCGGGATATCCGAAAGAGGATCTACATAATGGTGGTGTCCTTCCGAATCGCCGTCGCCTCTCGGGACCGGACCGGTACTCATACAGCCGGAATTCATGGGATCACCTACGCCTAATCTGCGCGAGGATAAGGATCCTTAACCTTAAATAATTCGGGGAGCTCCTCGGAGCTCCTCGGAAGGAGTTCTACAATGGTGGGTGATATGTATAACGCCGGGAAGTACGGAGCGATTGTCGCCTTTCAATTTGCGAAGGCGGACATTGTCGCCAGTCAGACGAATGTCGATCTCGTACTCGTCGGGGGCGGGACGCTTGTAGTTCCGCCGAAGTCGGGATCCGTAGTTGGGATCTCATGTCGATCTACGGCGGCGGTTACGGCCGGGACCTTCTCGGTCCGGGCTCACAAGGATTCGTCCGAGTTCGCTCAATCGGGCTATCCTAATCCGAGTTTCGATTCGATCGCCGGGACGTCTCAAGAGAGCCATGCTTCTATCAGGCCGGGAGTTCTTGTCTTCTCGGCCGATGAGGGAGTCGGTATCAGCTATTCGAGTGATGCTACGATGGCTCCGACGAATACGAACGATATCGACGCCGTTCTCTTCGTCCAACTGGATCCGAACTAACCGATCCGAGGAGGGAAGGATCCCGTCTACGAGGAATACGAGTCGGGATCTTCCCTCTCTTAGAAGCTCAAGGAGAAGCCACCAATGGTTAAGGGATCTTGGGGAAGTATTGTCGCCGGAACTCGGCTCGAGAAGATGGTCGATTCGAAGTTCGTCAGTGCTTGGAGCCACTTGATAGCGAAGGGGCTCCGTCCGGGAGATGGCTTCCTTATCTCGAGGGATCGGATCGCTCATAAGTCAGCGAATAAGCTCTTCCACGATTTCTTATTCACGGCCGAGCAGGACTCATTATTGCTTATTGATTCAGATGCCGACTTCGGTCCGGAGATCCTCGAGGAGTTCCGGACCTTAACGGACGGATGGGAATACGATATCTTTCAAGCCTTCTACACTCGTCGAGGATGGCCGCCGGAAGCGATCTGGTTTAAGGAAGACGCTCTCGGTAATTCGATGCAAGCCTTCGTCCTCGGAGAAGGAACCGAGCCTACTACGATGGTCGGATTTCACTTCACTCTAATTCGTAGGGAGGTTATCAAGAGGATATGGAAGGAGCAGGGGGAAGGGAAGATCGATCCGGACGAATTCGATTGGGCGTGGTATCCGAGACATTCGAGCTACGTCGAAGATGCGGCCTTCTGTAAAGAAGCTCAGAAGTACGGCTTCAGGATAGGATCTACGTCGGTAGTAAAGACCGGGCATAATGTCCGGGTTACAACCGGATGGGAGACTTATCTTCAATTCCTCGAGATCTCCGGACAACTCGATCGGCTCGATCGCTATAACGAGGGGATTGAGCTCGTCGCTGAGTTCCTCGGAGAGGAGCCGGGAATGGTCCGGGCTCTCTCTATGAGGGGATCCGAGAACATAAGGAAGGGGCTCGAAGGCTATTTATTCGGGAAGGAGATCGAGAGCTTCGAAGATCTCTCGGCCGAGGATCTGAGGGAGTTTTACGGATGGGAATCGGCGGGTTATTTCTATGACCTTCTAGGATGGAACTCCACTCCGCTCTACGACTTGAGTCTGGATCCGCTTCGAGGGATCGAGGGAGAGATAATCCTCGTCGTCGGAGCAGGTCTCGGAGGAGAGGTCGAGGCGGCGAGGGAAAAGAACGCCGTCGTTGTCTTCGAACTTCCGGGGAAGCTCCGGGAGTTCCTCCAATGGAGGTATGAAGAGATTGACGCCGTTCAGGTCTACACTCAGCCGAGCGATCTTCGAGAGATAATCGCTCCGGAGGAAGGGCTCCGATACGGAGTAGTGGTCGCAGTAGATACGGTCGAACATTTCCATCCTGACGACTTCGAGCCGACGCTCGATAAGATGCTCGAGCTCACTAAGCCGGGAGGTCTTCTATACTTCCGGAGCAACTTCGGAGATCCAGATCTATATCCGGTCCACTTCGATCACTCCGAAGCATTCGAAAAGTGGACTGAGAAGAATGATCTTGAACTCTATGCAGGATATGAGAAGAGCGGGGTCGAGATCTATCGAAGGAGAATAGTCGATGAAGAGATTAAAAGTAATAAGTGAGTATCTGAGCCGGAACGTCCATTATCTGAAGGGATCGGTTATCGAGGTCGACGAAGCTCAAGCTGAGTTCCTTATGAGAGACGCTCCGGGATGCTTCGAGATCCCCGGAAAAGGGAAGGCTCCTCGAGGACCGGCCGCTGATAAGATGATCGATGAGGGCGACGGGCTCGATAAGCTCGGGGTCCGGGAGCTCCGGAAGCGATTGAAGAAAGCCAAGTTAAAGGTAGCGGGGAGGAAGCCGGAGCTCATAAGCCGTCTCCGAGGAGGATAAATGAGCGATCAAGTCTATTGCTCGATAGCCGAGCTCTGGGCCGATCTAGAGGTTCAAGGCTTCGAGGATGTCCCGAATACGCTCCGTAAGATCCGTTCCGCTTCAGAATGGATCCAGCGCAAGCTAGGGACCTTTATCCCGGTTACTAAGACGGTCTGGTACGACGGGAACGGAGCCGGGGATCTATTTATCGAGCCGATTCTCTCGACGCCTACGATCGTACATGATGGGAAGACGCTCGAGACTACGGACTATATTCTCTACCCTCGAGACAAGCATTGGGAGGACGGACCGTATACGAGGCTCGGCGTCGATCCCGATTCGACCGCTCTCTCCGTCTGGAAGCGGGAAAGGGACGTCGTCTCCGTTCTCTCTTCTCATGGGAAGTACATTAAGACGGTAGTGACAGGAGCGACGGTTCAGGACGATCCGCTTGCTTCCGGTGGGGTTACGCTTGTCGTCGATAACGGAGGGCTTGTCTCTCCGGGCGATTCGCTTCTCATCGAGACCGAGCAGATCCTTGTTCTCGATTACTCCGGATCCGGATCCGATACGACGAAGAACTTGGCCGCCGCCGCCGCCGCTAATGACACTGTCTTAACCCTGGAATCGGGACATGCCTTAAACGCCGGCGAGATCATCCGGATCGATAACGAGATAATGGGCGTCGTTCGGACCGAGGGAGCTACTAAAGTCTACGTCGAACGCCAGTGGGCCGGGACCTTACGGGCCTCTCATTCGAATGCCGCCGACGTCTACGTCTATCGGACCTTCTCGATCGAGAGAGCGATTAACGGGACGACCGCCGCCGCTCATGTTAAGACTACTGCGATCTCGAAGTATCGAGCTCCTTATCCCGTACATTATCTCGCCGTTCAGATCGCCGCTCTAATGATTAAGAAGGCGAAGACGGGCTTCGTCGGGAAGACGATGGATATCGAGGAAGGGGCGATGTTCTATCACAATGAATTCCCGAAGTCGGTCTATAAAGAAGTTATGAACGCTTATCGATGCTAACCTTCGAGATTGTTCCGCCGAAGGAACTCGATCCGCTTATGGCTCGGCTCCGGGATTACGGGAAGATCGCTAACAAGCACAATAGGAAGGCGATGAAAGGAAGCGTAATCTCGATCGAGCGGGGAGCTCGTAAGACCGCTCCTGTTGGTGTAGCGGGAAGGCTCCGGAACTCGATGGCTTCGGAGGTAAGAGAGAAGAAGGACGTCATTATCGGCCGGGTCGGATCTACAATGAAGAAGGAGATCTACCCGATCGTAATGGAGCTCGGAAGGAAAGCGGGAAAGGCTCCTCCGCCGGGAGCTCTCGATCGGTGGGTCCGGATCGTTCTCGGAGTCTCGCCGAAGAAGGTTCGATCGGTCTCCTTCCTTATCGGGCGAAGGATGAAGAGGAAGAAGATGAAAGGTCGTCGCTTCTTAACCAAGGCTTATCGCAAGGAGAGACCGAAGATCCACAAGCGATTCGGGAAGGCTCTAAAGGACATTACGAAGGAATTGGCGCATGGTAAGTGATTGGATCGACTATATCCCGGAGAAGATCTCCGAGCTCTCCTATCGGGGGAAGAGTATCCGCTCATTCCTCGTCTATAAGAAGACGGAGATCCCTGACAAGCTCGAGCCGGAGGATATCCCGGCGGCGGTTACTTACTTGATAGGGTCCTCCGGAGATTATTCCGCCGGCGGAGCTTGGGAGTATTGGACCGGCCAGACGGACTTCTATCTCGAGAACTCGACGGCGAAGGAGCTCTATAATCAGGTCCTCGACTTCCATCCTCTTATCCGGAATAAGCTCCTCGAGAATATACAGTTCGCCGGTCTCGTCGACGAATTCAGGCTCATTGAAGGCGAGACCGAATCATCGATCCGAGGGCCGGTCGAATTGCAGTATAACGAGGAGGCTCCGTTCCGATGGGGCTACACAGTCAGGTGGAGAGTTAAAGAGAACGTGTCGACCGAAGTAACGATCGCCGCTTGACGTCGGACGAGATGGCCACATATCGACGAGCGTCTATATAAGGAGTTCAGAATGGCCGAGAAGAAGTACAAGCTACAAGGATCCGGCTTCGTTCCGGGTCTCCGGGAGGAGCTCTCCAAGAGCGAAGCGGAAGCTCTCGGCGTCCTCGAGCTCCTCGAAGAATGTATATCAGCCGGCCTCTATAAAGAGGTGAAACCGCCGGCGAAAAAGAAGGAGGCTTAAATGGCCGAGCGAGCATTATCTAAGTTGCAATTTGGGATGGAGGGGAGCGCAGGATCGCCGGTCGCCGCCGATACTCTTCTCCTCGGAGGAGAGATCGGGCCGATCCCGGTCGACCGAGTTCCCGCCTTTCCGGAAGACGCTCTCGGAGTACGAGCGAAGAGCTCGAGGGTCGTCTTCTACCAGTACCTTGCCGAGAATACGCTCCGGATCCCTCACGGCTATTTCAACATTCTCCCGATGATTCTATCGTGCGGAGTTAAGGGAAATATAACCGCCGTCGAGCAGAACGGATCTGAGTCGGATTATCTCTGGACCTTCAATCCGTCGATGACCGCCGCCAACACTGTAGATACGATAACGCTCGAGGCCGGAGACGAGACCGACGCTTACGAGATGGAATATCTTCTCTTCAGTCGAATAAAGTTCTCCGGGGTCGTCGCTCAAGGGACCGACGAGGCTCCCGTCGCAATCGAGGGAGACTACTTCGCTCGTCAGGTTACGAAGACGTCTTTCACCGGAGCGATAACGGCTCCGACGGTCGACACTATGAACGCCGGTCTCTCCCGGCTTTATATCGATGCGCTGTGGGCGAATCGAGGGACTAACGAAGTGACGAGTATTCTCCGGGCTTGGGAAGTCGAGATAATCACCGGGCTTCATCCGAAGTTTTTCGGATCCGCTAACCGGTACTTTGACTCTCATGGTCAGGGCTTTATCGAGGTTGTTCTTACGCTAACCCTCGAGGGCGGAGCCGACGCCGATACGGAGTATGATAAATATATTCTCGGAACTCAACAGGCGATCTCCTTACAGATCCTCGGAGCTCAGATCGGAGCCGGAGACGTTGCACAGTTAACCGTCAATGTGTGGGGAGCCTACGAGAACGTAATCCCGCTCGGAGCCGAGGAGCAGGGGAACAACTTGCACACGGCAATCTTCCGGGACAAGTACGGGATAACGGGAGCGACGAACATCGAGATCACGGCTACGACGAATACAAATTCGTTCTAATCTTCTTAAGGAGAAGAGCATGAAAATAAAATATCGGAAGGTCTATCGTAAGATTCGTCTCGCCGAATACTTCGAGGATTCGGAGGATGATTATATCGAGATCTGGGTTAACCCTCATCGGGAGATAACTCGCAAGTGGGCCGAGTCGAGGCTAGAGAATCAGAAGGTCTTGGCTACGCTCTCTGAACTTGCTTCTTCAGAAGATCCTCTAAAGGAATCGACCGACGAGGAGCGAACGGCTCTCGCTCGACGCCTCGAGGATGCCGGGGATTACATATACGAGTTCTTCTCTATCGTCTGGAAGTTCGATGGCAAGCCGGTAGAGATCGAAGAGGTAAAGACCTTCTTGGATGAGTGTAGCGAGAATGACGAGTCTCTCTGGGCTTGGCTCGTAATGCGATCTTGGGAAGAGATAAATAGCTTCCGGGATCTTCGAAAAAAAGGTTAAGGGAGGAGCTTCTCCTCCTTACTCTCGGACGAGGGACGAGATGGGATCCGCTTGCTAATATCCTCGTCGCTCAGAGAATTAATGCGGCTCTCGGCGGAGCGATTGTCGGGCCTTGGGACATAGAATATCTCGACGATTCGACGATCGATCTTTTCGTCGGAGTGATCGACGACTTCCCCGGAATGCAAAGAGGCCGGAAGAAGGTCGAAGAATACCTCGAGAATTGGCGAATGAAGAATGCTTATTATCGAGAGAGACAAGCGAGACTAAAGGGTAAGTAATGGCTCAGAGATCTATCCTCGAGCTCCTCCTGAGATCGAAGAAGGAAGGGACCGCCGCCAAGGAAGTCGCCGGCGATCTCAAGGAATTAAAGACCGCCTCGGGCGATGCAGGGAAGGCGGCCGAGAAGCTCAATCTCGGGATGCTCGCCGTAAAGGGAGCGGCGATAACCGCCGGGATAGCCTTCCTTAAAGGGATCCCGGCTCTAATCGATCTTGGCTTCGCCGCTACGAGAGCAGAGGTCGCTCTAATTGGTCTCGCCGGCGGAGAACATGAAGCCGCCGAAGCTCTCGAGGGAGTAATAAGGGGAGCCGGCGGAGCGATCGATAAGATGACGGCGGCGACGTCCGCCGCCAAGCTCTTCTCTATGGGGCTCGCTTCGAACGCCGAAGAAGCCGAGAAGCTAACGAAGATTGCTATTACTCTCGGAGCGGCGATGGGGAGAGGGCCTCAAGAAGCCTTCGAGAACTTCACTCTCCTACTTGCTAACCAGTCGATCCTTCGCCTCGATACCTTCGGGATCTCGGCCGGAGCGGTCCGGGAACGAATGAACGAGCTTAAGGTCGTTATGCCGGAGCTCGATCAAACGACTCGCTTTATGACGGCTACAATGGAGCAGGCTGAAGGAGCGATGAAGAAGCTCGACGATGCCGGCTTCGTAGCCGCTTCTTCTTACGATCGCTTTAAGACGAAGATCGATGACGCTAAAATAAGCGTCGCTCAGTTCTTCTCCGAAGGTCTTCTCCCTTGGCTCGACGGGATCGAGATGATCTCCAACGCTCTCGACGAGCGAAACGCCTCGCTTACTGATTCTTCGGATAAGATCGCCGCTCTCCGAGAGCAGATGGAAGGACTACCACCTCGTTATCGGCGGTGGTCGGAAGCGGAATTAGACGCCGCCGAAGCGTCCATCAAGCTCGAGAATGCGCTATCGCAAGGTGTCGGATCTTGGGATGAATGGACCTCCGCCGCCGATGGTGCTCGAGAAGTAACGGAAGATGTCGCCGAATCTACGAGGGACGTCGCTCTCGCTCTCGGGGAGGTTTCTCGGGCGAAGGTTGCCGCCGAAGCTTTGAAGGGACTTAACGAGGCTTGGAAGAGTGGGTTAATCGATCAGGATCAATACGAAGAAGCATTCACCAGAATAGCCGTTACTATGACCGACATGGGGCCGGCGCAGATCGATGCGTCTCTTTCACTGTTTAACATGAAGCGAGATTTCGCCGACGGGAAGACGGATATCGACGCTTACATCGAGTCCCTAGTCGATTTTAGTAGGGAGATCCGGCATATCCCAGACGGAAAGAAAATAACGATTGGAATCGATTATGTTTATGAGGGTGGAGCTCCGGAATTTCAACACGGCGGGAGCTTTACGGTCGGAGGTCCTCAGGGGATCGATCGAACGCCGGTCTTCTTTATGGCAAGTCGGGGAGAGCAGGTGACAGTAACGCCGAAGACCGGGAGAGGCTCCGGAGGAGACGGGAGACCGGGAGCCAAGCTAAGTATCGGGAACGTAACGATCAATCGAGATCTCGATCTCCGGGCCTTCGGGTCCCTAATGAACCGATGGGCGGGAATATAAATGACGAGAATTAAAACAATAACCGACGGGGTCGACACTGTCGACATATTGAATACGGGAGAGACCGGGATAATCGCAACTCGAGGAGGCTTCGGGAGCCGGAGCTTCGGGCCTCATCAGTACGACGATGCTCTCGGCGTCGAGGATTTCGCCTTCGTCGAGCGATGGGAGCTTGTCTACAAGGGATCGTCTCACGATAATCTCGCTACTCAATCGAGAACACTAATTAAAATCCTTCGGAACGCTTGGCGATATCATCGGGCTCCGAAGGCAAATAATCCGGTCTACATAACGGAGAGAACGAAGGACGAGACGAACACTCGATACGCTCTCGTTTATCAATCTCCGGAGGTCTCCAATCCGGATCTCTTCGATATCGATTTCGAGCTCAATAATCTAATCGAGACTCAAGGGGTCTCGATCGCTCGCTTTATGTGGCGGAACGTCGTTCCCGGAACATTGGGGAATCTGCTAGTTCTCGATCCGACAGACGGGCCTGACTACACTCCCGAAGAAGTCGATTATGAGATCGATCTACTCGATCACTTGGGAAGAGCTCCGACAACACAGACCGGCGGGATCCTCGGGAGACCGGGGAAGTTCGGGCGGGGGGTGCAACTCGCCGAGGCGACAACCAACCTAATTACTAACCCGAGTTTTGAGACTAACGTGGGAGGGTGGACTGCAGCGGGAACGAATACTATTGCTATTAGCTCTGACCAAGCAAAATTTGGTACTAGGTCAATGAAGGTTACTTATGGGGACACTCTGTCTTTTGTCTATTTTTCACCGCTAAACATTGCGGCAGGGGCCCATCAAATTTCAGGGTGGTTCTATATCCCTAGTAGTTGGGATGGCGGGGCTATCCAGATGCACGAAGGTGGTTCGTACGATGGTGCTACGGGTTCGCAATTAGCAGTTGTTGATATGGACATTAGGGACGAATGGCAATTCGTAACTTTTGACATGGTTGTAGACGCAGGAGATGTAGAGGGGTATATCATGATAGATGGAAGCGCTCCTACCGTTGGAAGGTTTTTCTACGTCGACGCCTTTCAGGCAGAAGCTAAAGCATATCCCACTCCCTACTGCGATGGCTCCCTTGGTCTCGGCCACGCGTGGACCGATGGGGCGCATGCGAGTACGAGTACGAGGGTTGCGGCTGAACTCAATTATGATGACGATGTTACTACCCTAATTCAATCTACTGGATCATTTTTTGGGTGGTGGCATCTCGCTCCGTCTACATCAATCGCAAAATGGCATAACTTAATGGATGCTAGAGGAGCAGATAATAATAATAGAATCCTCTTTTATCAGGATAATGACACTGGTAAATTAGCTCTTTATCTCAATGGGGGAAATAGGATAACTACCGTTGGTGCTGGATCGATGGTACTGGGTGATTTGATATTTTTCTGTTTAACATGGGACTTTGACAATGATGATTACAACATCTTCATGTATGAGAATGATGGGACTAAGTACACTGGAAACGCTACGACATCTCTGTCTTTTCCTACACTAACAGAGTTAGGCATTGGGAATAGTTATGCCGGTTCTGATCAAATAAATGGTGTATTAGACGATGTTGTTATTCTTGGTCGAGTTCTTACGGAGGCTGAGTTTGATACGCTTTATAACTCTGGTAAAGCATTTGCCGGAGATCCAGACCTTCTCCTCTATCTAAACTTCGACGGTCCCAAGCGGGTACACGTCTCCAACTTCCGGGACCAAGTGAACCTCACCCATGTCAAGGTTGTAAACGCAGACGGCGGTCCGGGGTATACCGACGTTCATGGTACGACTGAGTGGACCATGTTCCCGGATCCCATCGGGACGAACGATGAACTATTGTTTGGCTCGACCGACCAGTTCCCCAAGATGATCGTTATCCCGAGGCTCAGTGTCGCTGGGGATTTTACTGACTCAACTTTTATTCTAAACTACCGCAATGGTGGATGGACTGCATTGGTCCTTGGTACCGACTATACTTGTTTCCCGGGCCCGACACTTGAGGATTGTTTCGAGCAAACTGACCACGATATTGTGATCAGTATCAACCCCCCGAACAACGCCACCAAGGTTGTGATCGATGGCGATAATTGTCACTGGGTACAACTTATCGAGAGTCATGCCGACCCCGACTACGCGACGCACCCGGTTTCTGGATACGAGCCTTACGTTCAGGGAACGCCGGAGATCCGGATCCCCTCGACGCTAATGAAGGGAGACGTCCCTCCTTATATTTGTGCTCGGATCTCTACGCCGGCCGGCGGAGACGAGAACGAGGGATTCTCGTCGCTCTCTAAAATCATTCTAGGGGCGAAGAGCAATCCGGGAATCTTCGCTTCTCATCTGAACGCCGGCGGCCAAGATACTCCGGCTAACTGGATTGTTTCCGCCGGGACGGACGCTACTTCTACCGCTCGTAATAGGGCTCCCGGAGGTTTTATGATGGAGGTCGATTTCGCCGGCGACGAGACGCTTGTCTCTCGGGTTCGGATGAAGGGACCTTCGAAACTCTCCGCTTGGATCGGCTCTTATCGGGCCTATGTCCGGGTCGAACAGAAGGGAGGATCCGCTGGGGATCTCAAGTTAATGCTCCGGACGTATATTCACGAGACGAACGTCTACTCCCCGAAGTACGATCTTCCGGTCGGAGGAATTGCAACGGCCGGAGCCGATCAAGAGATGGAGGTTATCGATCTCGGAAACTTGCATATTCCATTCGGTATTATTGCCGATGCCGACGAGTGGGACACGGCCGATATAATCTTCGAGATCCATGCAACCAGAACGACGGGAAACGCTACCCTCGAGATTTACGATCTTATTCTTATTCCGACCGATGAGTGGACCGTCGGGCTCGAGGATCCGCTCTCGGATAGCGTGAATGGATCCTCGGCTCTACGAGGAGGAAACGTCCTTGATATGGACGGCGGAGTAATCCGGAACCGGACCGTTAAGTACATCGTCGAGGGAACGAAGAAGTATCTCGCTTCTAATTGGCTCCGGGAGGGAAAGCCGATGACGGTCGAACCGGAGACCGAAGTCTATATTTATTCTCTCGCTTTACACTTCCCGAGCGGAGGAATTTGGGGAACGGCTCCCTTTATTGGATCCAGTCCCTGTCACTACGTCGTCGAGCTTTACGCTCATTTTCTATATTACGAATTGCAGGGAGGAGGATAATGGGCTCTCAACAGATCTACGGGCTCGATCTATCTCGTCTCGATCCGGAGACTTATAAGAAGGTCAAGGAACGCTTAGACCTCGTCTCCTCGGCTCGAGCAGACGAGGGAGAATTACGAGCTCTCAAGCTCTCTCATCGAATAAAGAACCGGAGAATTAAAGAGCTCGAGGCCGAAGCCGAAAGTAAGAAGAACGAGGTCGAATGATTTCATCGGTCATAATAAAGGCGAGTCCTATCCTCGCTTGGGAACAGTTCGAATTGACCCTCGATCGATCCGAGATCGAGAGGCCGGTCGTTGAACATAGGGACATAGGGGGATTCTGGAGCTTCACTTTTCAGGTCTCCCGATCGATCACTAATCAATACTTTACGAGCGACTTCCTGACAAAGGGAGGGATGAGGGAGGTCGTCGCTAATGACGAGAGGGGTCAACCGGTATTCGAAGGATTTATTAAGGGCGTCGTCGAGAGGACCGGAACGACGACGACCGTCCTCAATCTCGCCGACGTCTACAATCGTCAATGGACGAGGTATAACGACGGAGGATCGGTCGTCCGATCGACGAAGATTAACGATACTGATTCGCAATCTCGAATGGGGATCCGAGAGAAGGTACATATCGCCGGCGAGGTCTCGCTCCCGATCGCAGATCAATACATTCAGGGAGTAATGAATTGGACATCCTTCCCCGGTCCGGTTACTCGTCAGATCGATTTCGCCGAGGATGTTATCGGAGGATCTTCACCCACTCCGGACCTCGAGATCCTATGTCGAGGATATTGGGATACGCTCTTCTGGAGGACTTACAATCAGACGGGATCCTCCGGAGACGCCGCCGCCTCGACCGTTGTCTCGGCGATCATCACGGATACCGGAGAGTTCGTCTCCTCGACCGATATTCAGGACAACGTCTCGCCGATCGAGCAAGAGACCGATAATGATCGAATGGCCGGGGAACTAATTGAGAGCATATTATCCGTAGGTGATAGTGGATTTAATCATTGGGTCGCTGGCTTCGAAGCCGGTCGTAAATTCTACTATCGCCAAGCGGCGAAGCCAGTGAGGTAGGAATGCCAGAGATAAGTCTTCAACCGGCGGCCGCCGCCTCTCCCGATACTTACCTCGATGAATCAAATCCCGGTACTTCTCGAGGAGCAGATGCGACGTCGAGATGGGGCCGGAATAACAACGCCAATAATGACGCTATGTTTAAGTTCGATCTCTCGGCGATCGCCAAGGGCTCGAAGATCTTGGAAGCGGTTCTCTCTCTCTATCTCACCGGGAATAACGGGAGTCCTACCAATACAGTTATGTGGAGGATCCTCGAGGGGAACTCTGCATGGGTCGAGGCCGCCGATTGGAATACGATCGACGGAGCGGCCGCTCCTTGGGCCGGATCCGCCGGGGCCGAGACCGTCGGGACGGATATCGCCGCCGGCTATCTCTTCGGTCCTTCTACGATCGATTTAACCGGTCTCCCCAAGTGGGTCGATTTCATTATGAACGCTTCGGAGTTTCAGGCATTAATCGACGTCGGAAACTACGGGTTTAAACTAGGGCTTACTACTAGGGCGGGAGGAGATTGGCTCGTCGGAATTTTCTCGAGCTCCGATCACGCTACGGCCGGCCAACATCCGAAGCTATACGTCCAATGGATCGAGCCGAGCGGGATCCTCTATGAATACCGTTTTAATAAGTACGATCCGCTGAAGCGGGTCTTCGATGCGAAGGGGGAGCAAGTACAACTAAGCGAAGTCCGGCCGAATAACTGGATCTTTACGGAGGGCTTCGACCTTCCCTCGAGCAAGGTCTTCTCCTCTCTCGTCGTCGATCCTCGGGTCAGTTATATTAAAGGGACGAGCTACGATGAGGACGGGAGATCTCTCGGGATCGAGACAGATCGGAACCAATTCGCCGCCGCTATTATCGAGCGAATGGCAAGGGGAATCTAATGCTAGTAATCGACGGAGGAGGGGGAGGGGGATCTCACGATCCGATCATTATCTCGAGCTCGAATGAAGGAGCCACTTCGAATACGAGCGTTATAATCGGATCCTATTCGGGATTTCAGGCGAAGATCGTCGGAACTCACGCCGCTCTCGTTACGAAGGTCGGACCGATCTTCCGGCCTTACGATCCACTAATTACTTCGCTCTTAGCGATGGAATTCTAAGGAGGAGATATGCAGGGCTTACACTGGTGGGATTTCTCAAGGTGGAACGGAAGAATAAACGGAGCGGCGATAAAGGCTCGAGGGGTCGACGGGATAATGTCTCGATCGACGATCGGGACCTCCGGGGTCCGGGATATACAATACGAAAATAACTCCCGCCAAGCCGACGAGAACGGGCTTCTCTTCGGAGCTTACGGAGTTAATTGGCCTATCAATCGTAATCCCGAACTTGAGGCCGAGGTCTTCGTCGAACAAGCTTACGATCCGAGGCTCCCGAAGCTCCCGGATGTACTCGCCGGCGACTTCGAGCTCGGAGCGAGAACGCATAAGGCCGGCCATCACAAGATCTCGGGGGAGGAGCTCGTCGAGCAAGCCGTCCGATACATGCGGAAACTCAGAGAACTTCTTCCGGAGATCCTTCTCATCCTTTATACGGGGCATTGGTTCTGGAACGACGAGAAGCTCCTCCCGCACGTGGGGAAGGGGGAAGATGAGTTCCCCGGATGGTTCGCTTCTTATCCTATCGATCCGAAGCAAATTAAATACTTGCCGCCTCGATATTCGGCCGACGTCTTAGATCCGAGGGAAGTCAATCCGGATCTCGAAGTTAAAATTCCGATACCTTGGACAAAGGCGAATACAATGGCTTGGCAGTGGTCGTCTAAGGGCAGGGGGAAGGTCGACGGCTATCAAGAGTCGACCTTTATCGATCGGAATGTTCTCTTCGCTCCGATCGGGCCGCCGCCGCCGAACGGAGGGCCTACTCCCTCAGAGCGGATCCGGGAAGCCGGAGCTATAATCGATGAGCAGACCGCCGAGCTCGATCGAATAGCCAATGAGCTCGAGAGGTAACGGATGGCCGAGCTAACTGCTAAAGACTTCTATGAGACGATGAGCAAAGTCGAGGGACGGATTTTCAGTAAGATCGACGAAGTAAAGAAAGACGTCGGAGATCTATCCCGAGAAGTCGGAGAGGTGAAGACCGTCGTCGAGAATAACGCTACGAAGATCCAGACGAACTCCGAAGATATCGAATATCTCGAGCGAAGGGACAAGGGAATTATGGCTCTCGCTTCCGGGATCGGCGGAGCTATCGGGACCGTCGGGACGATCTTGGTAAATGCTCTAAAGGGCGGAGGGTAAGGAGAAGACTAAAAAACATAGGAGGAATTCAATGAAGATCGACCTTGTATCTATCGTATTAATCGCCTTGCTTGTTGAGGCTGTTGTCGAGACCGTAAAGCCTTTATGGGATCCGGAGAAGCGGAAGGAGCTCCCGGATCGTCTCGCCGCTCTCGCCGGCGGAGAGCTCGTCGCTATCTTCGGGGGATTCGATATCTTCGAGATGGCCGGGTTGCCGCTCGAGAATATCGCCGTCGTCGGAGAATGGCCGGGGATCGTTCTTACGGGGATCCTATTATCTCGGGGAGCGAACTTTGTCCACTCCTTGCTCGGCTCAGTCGCCGAGCTTCCCGGTCGAATACGACCGGCTTAACTTGTGGGATCCGGGTCCTTCGGGATCCGCTTCTCGTCTTCTCCTTGAAGAGGGAGCCGGAGGGGATCTTTCTCCGGCTCCTAATCTTTTAATCGGCTTCATCATAAAGGACGACGAGAGAATCCAGATCGTCAGCTAGTAGTAACAATTTCCTTGCTAGTTCTCTGAGGTTCGGACTATAACTTATCCGCTTTTTGAGGCCGCCGGTCATTACTAATTTAACAGCTTCTCCGACTCTCTCTCCTCCCCATTCCGCTATACTCACGCCGCTGGCTCTCTCGAATTCTTTAACATTCCGGAGAACAGTCTCCGTCTTCATCCGAGCTCGCTTGGTCTCTCGCTCGACGTTCTTCTCCCCGTTCTCGTATCCTCGAGCGTATTCGGCTTCTCGGGCTTCGCTCGATAACGATCGGCTCACAAGGGCTCTTACGAAGGCGGCGGCGATCGAGCGAGAGATCGTCTTCCTCTTCCCTTCATCGTGCAACATAAGGGGCTTACGGCGAGCTCTCAGGGATCCGTTCTCAGTCGGGGAGTATAATCCCCATTTTGCAGGGAGAAGCGTTATATCGACGACCCCCTTCGGAGCGACGATCGAGAAGAGATCGAGATGAGGAGCGAACTCTGCGAACTTCTGAGTATCCTGAAGCTCTCGGCGAAGATCGGCCTTCGTCGTCTTTATCTCGAGACCGTGTAAATGCAGTCCTCCGCTCGGCCAAGTGTCGAAGACGATAGCGTCGATCGTTCTCCCGTAAGCGAAGCCGGCTCCGTTATTCACTTGTATCGCCGTAATGTATCGAGGCCTCATTGTCTCCGACGGCCAAGTCAAAAAGATAGCCTTGGTTAAAGTGGCTTCGGAATGCTTCTCTCTCATTGAATCAGGCCGTCGTCGAGCCTTGCCACTCCTCCGGATAATTGAGCGGCCGCCGGCGTCGAGTTTCTTACGTGCCATTGGCCGACTTCGATCTCGAGGATTGTATTAAGCATTCGTCGGAGCATGGCGAGATATTCCTTCCGGAGACCGGAGAGCTTGTACTGATAATTAACCGATCTTTCATAAGCGAAGTCGATATAGAAGTACGGGATTTTTAAACTGTCGATTGTCGCTATTTGGGTATTCATAGCCTTGTCTCTCGGATCGATCTTCTCCTTCGGTGCTTCTTCGTCCCGGATCCGATTGATCAGATCGAAAGCGATCTCGAGCGACCAGATCAGGAGACCTTGTCTCGCATAACGGAAGCCGATCGAGTCCTTCTCGAAGCCGATAAAAAAGAATATATCAGTCTTCGTCTCAAGATATTCGATCGCCGCCGCTATCTTCTCCTTCGAGGTCAGGGCCTTACCCTTCGATTTCTTCTTCTCCGGACTCTTCGGTTCGTTCATTCTCCTCTCCTTTCCTTGGAATGATATCTTCGATCTCGAGTAGGTGATCCGGCCAATGAAGTACGACCGGGAGCTTCTCCTTCAGATCGGGATGGCCAAGGTCTAATTGAGTTCTTCGGCGGAGATATGCTCCTCTCTCCATTACGGGAGAATCTCCGAAGGCGGCGAGGACGATAAAGATCCCTTGTCTAACGAGATCCGACGGCGAGACTTTCTTCTCTCCCCATCGAAGCTTCCTCGTAAATTCTCGAGCGATGATCTCCTCGAGGAGCTCGTTCGTCCTCTTCGTAATCCGGACCGTCTTCTTTATAGTTGCTTCATCGTTCATACTCTTCTCCTTTCTTGATTGGCCAGAGCTCGTCCGACGTCGAGCGATCGACGGGTGTCCGACGGCTTACCAGGTAACGTGTCGGACATTATAACAGGATCCGGATTAAACGTCCGACGCCAGATCGATCTCGTTATCCGGAGTATTTGTCCGACGCTCCACTGCAGTGAGACGTCAGACGGGTTGCCGGCAAGGTGTCGGACTTACGATCGTGTTATTCGTTCTTCTTCAGGGTCTCGTAGGCTTGTAGTATCTTGATTACGTCTCCGCTTGCCAGAGCGTCGACCGCATTCTTTATATCGATAGAGATCGTCGTCGCTCCGAAGGCTCCCGTCGGAAGACTTCGATAAACCTCGAGGAGCTCCCGGTTACGATGGATCTCGAGAGCTATCGCCTCGGCTATGTTCTTCGGTTCTTCACTCACTTCGCTTCTCCTTGTAACTTCGGAGCCTACAAAGCTCCGAGCAGTAGACTTGGTTCCCGACGACGGGAACGAACGGAACTTGACAGCAGGGACACCGGACTGATTCTCGTAGGATAAGAGATCCCGATTCCACGTTCCCCAAGCTCTTCGTCTCGACCGGCGAATATGCTCCGGCGATCGGACATCGACCGTCTCTCGAAAGTACCTCGGCCATAAGGGCTCGTCGGAGGGGCTCTCCTATTTGTTGACGGGGATTCTTAGCGAGGACATTCTCGAGATACTCAATCGTAAAAGGGCCTCTCTTCCTTTTAATGAGTTCGGCGAGATCCTTCCCGAGCTTCTCCATTCGCCGGCGACGGGGTCCCGACCTCAATTCGTAAAGAGGAGCTACGAGCTCCTTAAGGGCTTCTAGGGGATCGAACCGTTTTACGGTCTGAGACACTTATCCGCCTTTTTAAACCATTCTAGGTACGTCTAGGTGTGCTTCTTAGACGCTCTAGGGGGATATCACTATACTAAGTAAATCCGAGAGATAATCCGGGGCTCTTCCGGGCTCGATCGGGATCCGGATAGCTCCGAATTCGTCGTAAAGATCGAAGATAAGGAAGGGTCGATGATCCCGGATGACGGGCTCGGATCTGACAGGAAGAACGAATAAGGCTTCCCTCTTCCTAGCTTCGATAAGGAAGAAGGCGATCGCTCCGAATCGGTCGAAGTCGCAGAGATCCCGGTACTGGTGAACCGCTCGAGATCGGAGCTTCCACTTATTCAGGTTCCCGGTCGACTTGGCGTCGAAGGCGAAGAAGCGACCTCCCGGCGGAAGGATCCCCATATAGTCCGGGAGAGACTTCTCGGCGACGAACTTGTCCTTCCCTATCCATCGGCCGGCGACCTTTGTCCGGAATACGATCGCTCGGCCGCTCGCTTTATATCGATTATGTATCCAGTCGAGACCGTCTTCGAACGCTATTCCGAAACTCATCTTGTCCTCTTAAGCATGTATGTTCTAAACTCGGAGAGAGCGTTAATAAGAAGAGTAAATATAGAATTCGTTTTCTCATTGGATTTCCTTGTCGACATATGATTCCGTCTCCGGCATAATATAACCCTCTCGCAACTTAGACATACTCTCCATAGCAAACAATCGGCTTGCTCGATAGTCATTACTGTATAGCCTCGGCCGATTAAGTCGATGCCACACTCCAACTTATGGGCGAGCTCCGAATGCGGCTTGTGAACAACGTTCCCATAAGGAAGTGCTATGAGATTTTGGCTCATAGAATATCTCCCTTCTTTATCGAATAACGGTGCTCGGCTCCGGCGGATCCGGAAGATCTCCGAGCGAAAGGAAGCCCGGATCCTCGAGGATCTCGGGAGTCAATTCGAATATCTTCTTCCCCCATAATCTCCCGAACTCCTTCGGATCCAGATCGGGATTAACCTTAACGTTCATTCTTATCTCGCCGGCTTCTCTCTTCTTCGAAACGAAGAGCTCGAGAGCCGCTCCACATCCCGGACAGGCCGAGCGATCGGGCTCGGGATATCGACCGCAATAATCGCACTTGACGAAGAAGGGGGATCCCGGCGAATAACCGGGAGGGGGCTTGTCGGGCTTCCGAGGTTGGAAGGGAGGAGGATTATATCCCATCGAGATCCTCTTCCGTGATTTCATGACAACCAAGGCATTTCATAAGACCATCGACGCTAACGGTCCCGCACTTCGGACAGAAGAAGCCGGTCCGTTCCGGGACCGGGGTCAAGCCTAAAGATAATTGTCTCCCGTCCGACTTCGATTTTACTTGAGTCTCGAACGGGGGATCGACGCCGAGATTAGCGAGCGACCATTTACGGGCGTCGAATATGCCTTCATGCTCGATCCGGTCTCCGGTCTCGTCGTAGTAGGCTTCCCCGCCTCGCTCTACGATGTACGTCCCGGTCCGGAGGTCTCGAGCGATGATAACCGGCTTCCCTAAGATCTTAGGTGGAATACGGACTCTTCCCATTCGCTCTCCTCCTTCTCTTAGATTCCCGGATAGAACATGATTAAAAGAACGATAAAACCTACGATTACAATCCCGGCAAATAAGCCGATAAGGAATACGCCGACGTTCTTCATTAATCCCATCCTTTCAAATAACGGGCTCGAGCTTCCGGGCCTTCCGGATCCGCTTCTATTAATTCGGCTTCGCCGGGGAGCGGATCCCGGACTTTCAGGCGATGAGCGAGGAGCCGCTTCGAGTCTCCTCGGAGCTCGGCATAACGCACGTGGGCCGAGATCCAATCGACAACGACGTCCGGATCTTCGACGAGATCCCGGCGGAGAGGATTTCCGATCCCGAGTTCCTTAAGGAAGAGCTCCTTCGCTGTTTTAATTCTAGTCTCATTTTTGAGACTGCGAGACTTGCTACTGCTACTAGAATCTTTAACTTCTTTATTTATAGAATTCTCTTTAATACCAGTAGTAGTAGGTCTCAAATTTGAGACTACCGAGTATCCGGTCTCATCTGTGAGACTGGTCTCAAATCTGGGACCGGGTCGATAAACGGGAGAGCCGAAGGATCCGGACGGAGAGCTCTCGATCCATCCCGTTATTCTCAATACCCTTACAGAGCGGAAGTAGGTCGCCTTCGATAGTCCGAACTTGCGGCAAGCGTCGGACCAATGGAGCGGTGAGGTCTCCGGGGATGAAGGGGCGTTCTCCCACATTAGTTCTAAGAGCTTCCCGAGAAGGCGGAGCTCTCCGTCGGATAGATTTTTATCGTATAAAGCAGGGACTGGAATATGCGAATACTTACTCATCGAGCTCTTCGAGGAGCTCAATCTCTAATTGAACGAGATGGGGATGAGAGAGCCGGAGATCGATCAGGCCGTCGATAAGATCCTTGATCCGGCCGTCGACTTCCTTCGTGTATTCGATCGAATTAAAGAGACCGTTCTCGCCGTTATCGTTACGACGGGCCGGTCGGAATTCAAAGAGATTGATCTCGAGGCCGAGAGTGGCGGGGAGGGTTTTACATCCGAAGAGATCGAAGCCGATAAAAATTCGACCGGTCTCGGATACGATCCATCCGATCTCCCGGTCGCTTGTCTTATACGCAGGGTAGAAAATATTCACGGCCTTCTCCTAGATATGGAGCTCCTCTTCATCGAGGATCCCTCAGGATGTCGGTCCGATCTCCTCCGGAGAAAAGCCATTGCCGGACTTTAAGAGGAGGAGGGAACCTCGAGGGAGAGGAGCTCTCCGGCGTCTCTATTATAAGCGAGGATCGGGAGATCTTCCGATTCAATTTGTCGCCTAAAAGGGTGGATTTACGATATCGTTCCGAGCTCGTAAATCATCCCATATATGCAGGGGAGAGAGTCTTCGAAGCTTCTATATGTAGGGGGTGTTTTCACTTGCTATGTAGTCCTTAATAGTGTATTCTGTGTATGTCGGGCCGATCAAATACTAAGGAGAAAAGCAAATGAAGGATAATAATTACCCCACGAAAGACGATCTACGCAACTCCGATATATCTGCTATCAATGCAATGATAAAGCCTTCTGAAGATCCCGCCGACGCCGGAGCTCCTCGAGAGTTTCCTCCGGAGCCGGCTTATAAGACCGGGATTAAGGTCCGGGTCGTCCGGATCTCCGATGGTCTTCGTAAAGATCTCGTAGGTAAAGAAGGAGAGATCGGAGAGCAGATCGCCAAGCCGTTCTTCGGCTCTCGGGTCTATCGGGTCATCTTTACGAACGGCTACTCCTCGATTGTCTTCCACGACGAGCTCGAGCTCATCCCGGTCTTCGAGATCGAGGTTACTCAATTTCTCGGGACCGTAAAGATTGAAGTCTCAGGGATCGAAGAAGACGGCTTCGACTATTGTCTTCTCGATGAGTTCGGGAACGGGATCGGCGGTCAGATGCACTATTCGACTTCCGATAACGCTATTCATGCCGCTCAGACGGAGGCGAGGAGATATCTCGCTCGGACCTTCTCAGAGAGACGGAAGGAACTCGAAAGCTAATTGCCGGACTTTCACCTTCCGGGCTTGAGCTCTACTGTGAAGGCTCGAGCTCGGAGCGAGGTATGCCGGCCTCTACAAGGAGAAAAGCTAATGACACATTACGGACTAGATTCGGATCTAAGGATCTCCTATCTATTGAAGGACTTAAAGACTGGAGAGATTCTAGACATGCGGTTAATGTCTCCATCGGAGGCGGAGGAAACCAATCGCCAAGCCGTCGAATATAACGACGATAATCCGAACGCCGATAACATTCGTTGGATAAAAGATCCGGCCGGACCTTAAGGAGAAAAGCTATGAGCCATCCGAGATATTACGACGACGGACGACTTGCGACGACGATTTTTGGATCGAAGATCCTATACGACGCCGAGGGCCGTCCACATCTTGTCGGAGGGGAAGCTCGAGCTCTCCTCGAATCGATAGCCTTCCAGATCGGGAAAGATGAAGGTCTCTCCCGAGCCGAGGCTCTCCGGGAAGCGAAGCGACGCTCCGACGAAGGAAAATTCGAATGAAGAAAAAATATCCAGCTCGTAGGGAATATGTCTTCCTCTATGTTTTCGTTCCTATAACGATAGGGATAATTGCCAGTATCTTATATGAGCTTTTAAGATGAGCAAGCTAATCTATCCTGTCTTCGGCCATCTAAAGAAGAAGGCCGGGACGACTCTTATTCACGCTACAAGCGACGAGGTCCGGACCTTATGTGGTCGGAATTGCGAAGAGTATTACGGAGACGACGAGCTCGGGATCTCCGATATCGAATGTAAGAATTGTCGGAAGCTTCTCCCTCGAGGATCCTTCGTCGAGACCGAGAAGGATTGTCCTAAGTGCGGGAAGCCGACGCTCGAGATCTCGAGATATAAAAAGTGGGGGAAGCCGCCGGTCCCGGCTCGTTCCTTCATTCATAAGAAGGAGCTCCGGCAGGGTCCCATCCCGCATTATCTGATAACCGAATCTTGTCTCGTTAAAGGAGAGTTCGAATGAAAAAAATACTTGCTCTAGGTCTCTTGATCGTGTTCTTCATGCTACCTTCTCCCGCTCCCGTTCTATGTGCCACTTGTTGCCAAGGAGTAACATGGATCCGAGGCGGAGATTGTAATAATTATTGGCATAAATTCTCCGCTCCATCCTATTGTCGAGTCGCAAAGTCGATCGGTGACGGGACATGGCCTTGGGGGGATAAGACTCGAGTTGAATTACCGAAGGTGACTATCTATTTTGATCCTAGTGGCTTCTGTCAGAGTTGGGGAACGGGCAATCACACGGTCATCAAGCCAAGTAATTGCGGCACTAATTCCGGGTCGTCGTCTCCAAGGTCCGGAAGCTCTTCGAAACCTAAGAGCCCGATGGATACATATATATGGACAGAATCCCAACTGATGGGGATCGATATTTTGATCCGCATAATTAACGATCCGACGATCCCGGATAACATCGGTGAAATTTGGGCCGCTCAATACCCATAGAAGGAGAGTTCGGAGGAGGGGAAACATGCCAGCAATAGGATTTAAGCGAGAACTCAAAGACGATATTTATTGGGGGATAAAGAGACAGACCATCCGACGAGCTAGAAAAGTGCGACGAATTAAAGTCGGTGATAGTCTCAATCTTTATATCGGAATGCGAACCTCAAAATGCAAGCTAGTTCGCAAGGCGATTTGTACCGCATTAAAATCGATAACCATATTTTGGGATGGTGTAGTAGTCCTCGAAGGAAAGAAGCTAACCAATAAAGAGATTAAAATACTTGCGCTCGCCGATGGGTTTCTTAGTACGAGGGACTTCATAGCTTTCTTTAAAAATAACTATGCACATTTTGCAGATTGCCAGAACGGTTTCGAGGGCGAGCTAATCGAATGGGAGTTATTTAAATCATTGCGATCAAAGGAGAAGCTGAATGATCCGAATTAGACTCGGGGCTCGCTACGCCGGGGAGCTCGAGAAGTACGTCGACCGATACGATGCGATCTCGCTCTTGGATAAGGGAGAGATGAGCGGAGTTATCCTCGAGCTCTCGGGAGAACTCACGCTCTCAAATCTCGAGGTCTTCCTCGATCAAGTTAAATTACTTATCTCTAACCAGCTATACGAGCGGATCGTCGAGGAGGTAAGGCGTTGGATAGCAGGATGATAATGATGAAGCTGACAAATAATTATACTGAAGTCGTTGGCGTAACTCATAGAAATGGCGAAGAGGAGTGCCACGATTTGTTGCCGCAACTAACCCAACTCGAAGCCGACAATGCCGCACTCCAGAAGCAGGTGAAGGAGTTGCGGGGTTTGTTGGTAAGAATTACAAAGGCTCACGGTCTTTCAGATCCTGGGACTGACTTGGGCAATTAGCGTAAGGATCAGGAGGAAATTATGATAGACCTACTTTTGATAGGAGTCAATATCGGATGCACCATTTCAACCGCCTACTATTTTTTGCCCCTACGTGGCAGTGACTCGCTCATGAAAACGGCCGTCAAGATCGGTCTGTGTTCAGCGATAGCACAACTCATAATGGGCATGTTCATAGGAATATTCCTTGGACCGTTGCTCTAAGGACCGTAGCAGGAGGCGAATGATGAAGGCACTAGGCCATATCGGGATGTCACCGGCCGATAGGGTAGCGGCCGATCGTAAGGCGGGTCGCCGGGGCGGGGTCAATAATGCTAGGTTAACCCGTAAATTGACGGACGACCAAGTGCGGGTAATCCGTGCTAGGTGGGCCGCCGGCGAGGGCTGTAGGTCAATCGCAGGGGATTACCCCGTCAGTCCAGGTGCGATTTATTCGGTCGGCCTTCGCAGGACTTATAAAGGGGTTGAGTGACGAGATAGCTGGATGCGTTCGGAGGGCCGAGGTATAATACAGGAGCGAGGGCAGGCCGGCTCCTCGCAGTAAAAAACAAGGAGAAGAGCCAATGAAGCCATTTCCTATTATGACGCTTACCGGAATGACGACCGAGCAGGTCGTCGAGCTATTTAAAGAGAAGCTCGAGCCGGAAGCATACTCCGAAGTCGCTCACATGAGCTACCTAACCGAGATCGATCCCGCTTACCTCCGGGAGGCTCTTACTACAGCCTTCGGGTTATGCGGATTCGGATGGTTCTATGAATACGAGACTGAGGATCTCGACATTCGTCCGGCCGCCAAGGAGGGCCGCTGGATAGCGACAATGAAGAAATTCGCCCTACACTTCCGATATGTCGAGGGAGATCCTTCGAACGGAGGGGTCGAGGTGAAGATCTCCGATCCAATCCTGTCCGCCGGATCCTCGACGAATAACGATCCCGGTAACGCTATCAAGGGAGCGATTACGAACTCGCTCTCGAAGGCCGGGGCGATGCTTCTCTGGCAATTAGATGTCTACAAGGGGAAGCTAACTCATAAGACCGCCGGACTTCGAACCGAGATAAAGAAGAAGGGGAACGGGAACGATGCGAAGAAGAAGGATTATGAAGCCTCTCTCCTTCAGATACGATCCAATGCGATAACCTCTCCGGAGGAATTCGGATCCCGAGAGTTCTGGAAGATCACTAATTCGCTCGGTGTCGATGGACCGACCGGGACCGCTATTCTCAAGGAGTGCTCGGACTCTTGGGCCGATGCCGCCGTCTCGGTTATCGATAGCTACGGAGGGATCGAGATCGAGAAGAATGAGAACGAGAAGAGACAGAACGAGAGGAGGGTCGTCGATGAGGTGCCGTTCTAAAGATCTACGGATCCGGGGAAGGCTCCGATGAGTAACATCAATCGCTTCTTAAAGGAACCGAGGGAAACCCTCGCCCTAAAGCTTGCTACGATCGAGGAGGTCCTAATGGAACCATTTGCAGGACACGACCTTACGCCTCGTCAATCCGAGATCGCCTACTTGCTTGCTCGAGGTTTTACGACGTCGGAAATTGCAAAGAATCTTGATATCGCTAATTCGACCGTAAAGACAACGATCGGGAGGATAGGAAAGAAGATAAAGCTCCGGCCTCGAGAGTTCCCTCGGGCGATGGCTCGATCGATCGAAGCCGTCCTCGAGACTAGGCTCTCCCGACCGATTATTGAGATCGTGAAGTCGCCTCGTCCGGAGGAGTGGTAGCGATGTATAAAGGAGACCTCTACGATATCAGGCATAGGTTTAAAATCGAGACGAGGAACGGTCTACGACAGTCGAAAATAGTTTTCGCTCTCTGCGAGGCGGGGATCCCCTTTATCGAATTCGTCGAGATCGAGACGGAGGATGAAGCCGATTATATCGCCGAGTACCTCGAGGGCCGATGGATTGTCCCGACAGACCTCGACGACGAGATGATTGAGCTCGCTCGAGAGCTCTATAAGGAGTCGGTCAATGTCTAAGATATACAGAGGAGTTCGGATCTCCGGCTCCGGAATGGCGGAGATTAAAGTCGTTCAACTTATACGCTTCAAGAACAGATCGAATCTCGTTCCGTCCGGAGCTCCGCTCCGACATTGTATCCTTCACTCTCCGACCGGGATGGAGTGGGGATACGGCGGATCCGGGCCGGCCGATCTCGCTCTCTCGATTCTCTGCGATTACTTCGAGGAGAAGCCGTCGCCGGCGGATCTCCGGACCGGGAACTTCTCGGCCTTCCCCTTCTACCAAGATTTTAAGTGGTCGTATATCGCTTCGATCCCGGAGAATGAGTCTTGGGAGATAACGGAAGCCGAGATCGATCAATGGATAACGGTCTACGACGCTCGGAGGGCGATCGTAAAATTCGCTGAGGCCGGTCGGGTAGAGTGGAGAGGAGAGAAGATAGCGAGCGGAAGACAAGGAAGCTCAAAATGAAGTACCTAACATTCCTCGCCCTAACTCTCACCGACTGGGTTTTGACTAAGCTCGCTCTGTTTGCTGGGATGACAGAAGGTAACCCACTTGTGTCATTGGTGGGCGGTATTGACAATGCTCTTATAACCAAGATTGTGGCTTGGGCGGCTATCGTGGTACTTGTACCAGCACTCAACAACTGCTGGCCGAAGAAGGGCGATCAGGTTCTTACCGGGGCGATTTTGCTTTATGCGGGTCTCGTGCTATGGAATGCCTGTATGATCGCATGGCCGATTTTAACTATACCAATGTAGGAGGATATTATGGGTGGTTGGATACCGAAGAATTGCCCTCAGTGCAGGTCCAAAAAGATTAGGAAGTCACCAACAGCCGGAACAGCGGTTGGATCACTCTTTGATCTTGTTGCGGGAGTTGCAACGCTAGGAATGTATCTTGCTCTGCGTGGGAAACGAACGACAACCTGGAATTACGAATGTAAGAAGTGCGGATTTGAGTGGCAAGCGCAGTTTGAGGACTTTATCTAAATGAGCCGGGAATACAAGCTCAGTGGCCCGTCACGTGCGGTTGCATGGATTTGGCCGAGCAGAGAGTAGGAGGATAACATGTTTCAAAAAGGACAAAGCTTTCTCGAATATGCGTTAATCTTGATTCTTGTGGCAGTCATTGTAGTCGTCATTCTGACTCTACTCGGACCAGAGCTCGTTAGGATCTTTAGTCAGATCGCTGAGAGCGTTCAAGGCTTCTAACTCGGATCTTAGTTCGCATAGCCACTACTTACAACCGAACGAATAAGGAGCTCCGGATCTCGACAGGTTCGGAGCTCCCGTCTTTTTTATTACTCTCTCTTCCGCTCTTCCCGGCCGTCGATCGGGATCCCCGAGCGGCCGAATCAGGCGAAGGACCCGGCTCCGCCGGCCGGAATAGGGGAGCCTGTAAATCGAGGGTACTCACTTACCATAAATACGCTCAAAGTCGCTTAGATCGACGCTGTGGCAGTCTCGTCCGACGTCCCACTGCAGTGGATTACCGCTTCCCGGTATGACGGTATAACGGGGAGTGTAAAAATGGGATCCCGATTGACCAGTCTCAAAAATGAGACTAGGATAAGGAGGAGCTCCTCCTCCAGTGGAGCTCGGGAGACGCCGAGACGGGAACGCCGCCGGCGTCTTCTACTTTGAAAGGGAGCCGAGATATGATAGGATCGAGAACGGAGGAGGAGCGATGGCAAAGAAAGCCGAACGACTTCGGATCGATTACTTACCTCTTACGGATCTCCTCACTCGCAAGTCTCCGGATAACGCTAAACTTCACGATCTAATTCAGATGGCCTACTCCTTCGGGAAGTTCGGCTTCGTCGCTCCGGCTGGGATCGATGAGACGACCGGGCTTCTCCTCTGGGGGCACGGCAGGCTCGACGAGCTCTACGAGCTCAAGGAGAGCGGAGCGAAGCCTCCCGGACGGATCGAGATTGAGGGAGACGAGTGGCTCGTCCCGACGGTCCGGGGGATCCGGCTCGGGAAGAAGCTCGGACCGCTTTACAGGATGGCCGATAATGCGATCGGCGAAGGTCTCTGGGATAAGGACAAGCTCGCTCAGACGATTATCGCCGCCGTCGGAGATCAACTCGAGGAGCTTCAAGGGACCGGGATCGAACCGGATTACGCTTCCGCATTAATCGAGGCCTATCAAAAGAATGGGAAGGAAGACAAGCCGCCGCCGAATACCGAAGACGTTAAGCGTCTCCGTCGAAAGTGGAAGACGAAGCTCGGCGACTTTTACGATATCGGATCTCATCGGCTTATCGTCGGAGACGCTACGGACGGAGAGATAGTTACGAGGCTCTTCGCTGGCGAGAAGGCTTCCGCTGTTCTTACGGATCCGCCTTACGGAATGATGAAGGACGGGATCCTGAATGACGATCCCCGAGGGCTCTCCTTGCTATACGGAGAGGCGATCGCTAACCTTCCGATGGATAAGGGGGTCGTCGTCGCCTTCCAGTCGCCGAGGCTCAATCTCCTTACGATCTGGCTCGATCGAATGACAGAGAACAAGTACAAGCTTGAGCGACTTCTCTGGGTCTACTTTACGAATACGACGAACTCGTTCCCTTGGCGAGGATGGATCCTTACGGGACAGGCGATCGTTATCTCATCGAAGGGACGTCCTCGATGGCCAAGGAAGAAGCTCGACTATCAGCACGATACCTATACTCGGATCGGGAAGGAGGACGAGGAGCTCGACGGGAAACATCCGA